CGGTTCATTTGGGGAGATAGCCGTCGATGAATGAGGTGACCGCGATGCGGGGTTTGCCATAGGTGGCCGGATCGAGGATGCGCAACGCGTGGCCGCATTCCTCAAGGACTTCCGCGACGGACATGGTGAACTGCTTGGAGACCGACGTGTCGGCATCGTTCCAGTTCATGATCGTCTTGCCTTCCAACAACAATTCCTTGGCGCGACGCTGGATGGCAAGAACCTCAGCGACGGTAAATCCGGTAATGAATAATCCTCGGGCCATGCACGGTCGCGGGTGTCAACGGTGGGTCACGTCCACCACTTGCCATCTTTCACGCGCTGGCGTGCTTGGGCGAGGGTGCAACCCGTCTTCACCGTGACATGCGGGGTGTCTTGAGGACTTGTCCAGCGACCGCCCCATTCGTGACCCAGCGACTCGGCAATCTTGCCACATTCTTCCATCAGCGGGCTGTCCCACTGCGGTTGGCCATCGGCATCGAAGACGACGAAATCCCAGGCCACGCCGAAATTGTGCCACGAGTAACCGGCGGGGGCGTTGGTGACTTTTCGTCCGGGGGTGCTGCGGCCCTGAGCGTACAAAGCATCCTGTTCCTTGTAGGTCCGGGTGCCGGTAATGATCTTCACGTTGATGCCCGCCTCCAGGCATTTGAGCAACCACTCGCGGGCCTTCTGCTGTGCATCGGGCCGCAGCGTGGCGATATTCGCTGCGGAGCGAACGTCGATGGTCGCGGGACCGGACAGAGTTGGCCTCGGTGCGGGCTTGTCGATCCCGAGTTTTCTTGCGACCGCCTCAGCCGTGATATTTCCGGGGATGCCGTCTGCGGTCACCCCGACGAATGCCTGAATCTTCGCCCACAATGCCGTGCTCATGGTCTGTTAGGTGAAGTGGACCGCAACTCACTTGGAGGATTTTGGATTCACGGTGATTTCGATGCGGCCATCGGGTAGCAGCCTGATCCCGCCGAACTTGCTTTCGACGGATCCACTGACGGGCGGGGGAGTGGCGCAAGCGGACAGCAACAGGGATAGGGCGGCGAGAAGAATCGTAGTTTTCATGGTTCCCCGTCCGGGGTGTCAACCGGGTCAGGGCTGGCCGCCTCACGTCCAACAATCTTGAGCATGGTGGCGGCGGCGACCTGCATTGACTCGCAGTCAAACAGGTGATTCGGCCGCGAACCGATCTGCTCCCACAACCAGCGCCCGTTCTTCTTGATCCGGTGCTCGCTTTCCATCTGGGCGAGATATTCCTCGTCGATGTCGTCGGGCACTTCCCACACCGGGCCGTTTTCCGGGTCCTGATTGCGGCGCAGGCGGGCCAGCGTGTCCTTGATGTTGAGATTGGACCAGTAGAACACCGAACAACTCTGGCCCCGTCCTAACACCACCTTGCGGCGCGGCGAATAGAACCGCTCGATGGACTTGCGACCTTTCACTTTGTGCGTGAACGTCGCCCGCTTGTCACCCATGAGGGCGGTCCACCCATGCGCGGCGCATTCACGATAGACATCGTAGGTGGCGTGCCCCGCATCGATGAAAACCAGGTTGGGATGAATGCCGAACCGCTCCTGGACCGTCTGAACGTCGGTGAATGTCAGAATCCGCTCGTTCCAGATCAGGCGGCTGGATCCGTCAATGGCCCATGCGCGGACGACGAGGAACAGGTGATCGATCTGGCAATCGACTGTGAGGATGCGCAGCGGGCACACGGACGGTTCGCCGGGAGGAATGATGCGCCCTGCGGCATCGACGCCCGCCTCGCTTTCCCATTTCTCACCCTTGAGGTAGCCACCCGGCACGATCTCCAACTTGTAATCCTCCAGATACTCGCGCCATGCCAGCGCCAGACGCTTTTGATAGAACTGCTGAATAAGCGACACGTCCCCACGGCGGGCGGCTGCCTTGGCGCGTAGATAGAGTTCGGCCAAACGTCCCCAGCTCATGGCGCAGAGTGCGTTCCAGTGGAATCCGGTGTTTTCCTTCGGCGCATTCTTGTTAGTAATGACGTAGCATCCGGTGGCGTTGAGTTCGCGGCGTGTCCGGTCGGTGTCCTCAAAATAGTGGTTGCAGGACGCGCAACGCATGATGGTGGTGTCACGCACCCGCTGGAAATCCCATTCCCCATCCTCGTTGCGGGCGTCCTTGCTCCACTCGACCTGCTCCCATTTGAACGGTTGGCGCTGGTGGCAGTGAGGGCAGGCGAATGTCCATACCCGCATGTCTGTCGTCTCGTGCTTGCGGTGGGTATCGTCGTCATCCTCGCCGCCCTGGCTCATGAACAGGCACTTGCCCAACCAACCGAACGCGGTTACGCGGGCCTCCGCTTCCGCCATGTGCCCTGTCGGCCATCTCCAGGTTTCATCGCCAATGAGCCAGCGGATGGAACGCCGCTGGAGGTTGGTCTTATTGTGCGCCCCCAAAACCCACAGCGTCATGCCGTTGGCGAAATGCACGGTGGCTAGCCGTCGCTTGTGGCGGTTGGCATGATAGAGGGATTTGACCGGCGGACATTCGTCGAAGAGCTTTTGCAGGCGGCTTTCGCTCTGGTCCTTCGCGTCGTCGTCGGTTTGATCGAGCCAAAGTGTCGGGCCGGGATGATTGGCGATGATGTTACAGAGCCCGAGTTCGCCCACGCTCGTCTTGCCGCTCTGGATGGCGGCAATGATGCTCACCAGGCGGATCCGCGGATCGACAAGAGCTTCCATCGGTTCGCGCATCCACGGTGAGTTGGTTGAACGAAAGCGGCCAGGGATTGGCGAGTAAGGGATGGACGCAATGTGATCCTCACACCAGGCCCAGGGCGGGCGGCGGTCAGGTGGGCGCCATGCTTCGCGCCAGATGCGTTCAAGTCTTTTGCGCGGCTGTTCGATGGTCTTCATGGTTCCTGATGGAGAATGGACAGCACCTCGTCGATGGCGCGGCGGGCTTCCTCCTGGATGCCGGTGGCATCGAGGCCCGACAGGATCGGCGGCAACTCCTGCTCGAATTTCTTGCGGAGCATCGCCGTTGCCTGCGCCACGAACTCGGTCCACATCTGCCGCACCTCCTCGACGGCCACATACTCGCCGCGCCGGATGCCCAGTCGCAGTTCGCGTTCCTCCACTTCTGCCAGTAGCTTGCGGGCCTTGAGCGATGTTTCGATGTCGCCGGCTTGTGGCGTGAACTCGCCACCCTTGAGGTCGTTGCGGCGCATGAACTCCTGCCACGCAGCGACGTCGTGCAGGCCGTTAGCGGCGGGCTTCGGTGCGTCCTTGCGCTTTTTCCATGTGTTGATCGACTGGCGGGTGATGCCGAGAACGGCCGCCAACTCGACATAACTGGCTGCGGTTGCCGGCGCTGGTCCGGTGCCGGTGGCCATGGATTGCAACATGGCACGCTCGGTACGCGTCAGCTTGCCGCCCTTTTGGACGCGGCCCACCAGATTCGCGAAGTCGCGGGTGAGCAGTTTCTTGGCAATGTCAGGCGATACGGCTTCCATCTGCCGGATGGGGATGCGTCAACCAGCTACTATCCTCTACCAATCCTGCCCCCTTGTGTTTCAATCCGCTGCCGAACGCTCGTTCTTTGCAAGAAGTAGACGCGTCCAGCTCGCTGAAGATGCACTTGTGCCGACGCTTGGATTGTGCAAAGATCCGTTCACAATGAACAGAGAAACGATCAATTTCGGACGTATTCAATTAACGATTTCCGAACAGGGGATTGAGATGTGCTGGACCAATGGAACACTGTTTCATCCATTAGGAGCATATCCCGATTTGGAGCAAGCGCTTGACGGGGTGGAAAGGTCACAACACGACATCGTTCAAAAGCAGGATTTGGATCAATTCGCGGCATACGCAAAGGCAAACGGGTGTAATCTGTCAAGAATGGGTCCCAAGGGTTATGAGGAATTCCGTGAGAAGTAGTTAAATAAGGAATCGGCCGCCGATTAGGCACATGGCATCCGTGAAATGATGGTGCTTCTGCTTCGAGGTTGACTCCCGACGCAGGGCCATGAGCATTCCCGTGCATTGCGCCCACACCCGCCTGGTCGATCCGAACACGCTGAAACCCAACCCGGTCAACCCGAACCGCCACAGCGCCCACCAGATCCAGCTTCTTGCCTCGATCATCCAGGAACAAGGCTGGCGCAACCCGGTCACCGTCTCGAAGCGCTCGGGCCTGATCGTCCGCGGCCATGGCCGGTTGGAGGCGGCGCTACTGATAGGCTGTGAGGTCATCCCCGTGGATGAGCAGGACTACGCCAGCGACGCCGAGGAACTCGCCGATTTGTTGGCCGACAACCGGCTGTCGGAACTCGCCGAACTCGACGAGGACGATCTGCGGAAAGTGTTGCGTTCGATCCAGGACGCGGACCCCGACTTCGACATTGAGCTGACCGGTTTCATGGAGGATGAAATCCGCAAGCTGATGGATGATGCGGACAATCCCGAGGATGAACTCGAAACCATTCCGAAAATGGAATGCCAGGCGTTCGAGACCCATGATTACCTCGTCTTCATGTTCCACGACCTGCGCGACTGGATGCAGGTGCTTCAACTCATGGGCGTGCGCGAGGTTGACTACTCGATCACACGCAGAACCAAAAAAATCGGCCTCGGCCGTGTGCTCCATGGAAAACGACTCATCGAACTCTGCCGCCGCGCCACCCTGGCCGGAACTCCGCCCGCTCAAGCTGCGCCTTGTGATCCTGTCCCGCAGCCGGAGTCGCTCGATCACCAGCCACAAGTTGTTTCCGACGGCAACCCTCCTCGTGCCCGCAAGCGAGGCTGACCACTACGCCCACACGGGGCTAACCATCGAAACCATCCCGGACGAGATCGCCGGCATAAGCGCCGTGCGGAATTGGGTGCTGCGGCATTTCAAGGAAGATGCCGTTGTCATGCTCGACGATGACATTTCAGCATGCGTCTGCATGGTCAGCCTGCGTTGCCGGAAACTCTCCATTGCGGAAACCATCGCCATGCTGGAAAACTCGGCATGGTGTGCCCGTGGGGCCGGGGCGCGGTTGTTCGGCTGGCACCAGCGGAGCGACCCCCGCCTCTTGCAACGCAACGATCCATTCGGCGTGAACCACTGGGTCGGCGGTGCGGTCGGCGTGGTGCGTGACGAAAACGGCGGTGTGCCGAAGTGGGACGAACTGCTCAAGTGCAAATGCGACATCGACGCCACGCTGCAAGAGTTGATGGACAACCGGCTTGTGTGGAACGAGGCCCGCTTTTGTTTCGTGCAGGAGCGCGACAAGAACCTGGGCGGCAACAGCTTGTTCCGCAGCGCCGAGCGCATCGCCACCGAGAAGCGCTATCTCAAGCGCAAGTGGAAGAGCCACATCCGCATTGAAACCTACAAGAGTCAGGACCGCGTGGCGATGGATGCGCCGCGCCGCCAATCCGTGAAGCTGTAGAAAAATGGCGTTCAATACTGCTTTTTTCTGTGTGTCATTAGAATTAGGTTAGGTTGTCATGAGTTATCACTTACACACCAAGCGCGGATACAGCTTCCCGGCTGTGTCCAGCGCGATGCAGAAGGCGTGCCGGCGCGGCGACGCAAAGCTGGCCGGATATTGGGCGCTCGAACTGTGGGCCAGCGGATTCGGACAGTATGTCTGGCGCCGCCTCCTCACCGTGAGCGCGGAAGATTGTTGGGGCATCCTCACGCAGGAGGTCAAGGCGCTGCACGACAGCTACACCGAGATCAACCAGAACACCCCGGCGAAGACGCCGAAAGGCCGCATCTTCATTTCCAAGGCGGTCATCCTGCTGAGCCTCGCCAAGAAGAGTCGCGACGCCGACCACCTGCAAAACTTCGTCTATGACCAGCAAGCCGGGCTGGACCCCGCCACCCTGACCGACGAACTCGAACAGGCGGGCGAATACGTCCCCATCCCCGACTACGCCTATGACTGCCACACGCCGCAGGGCCGCAAGATGGGCAAGACCAAGGCCGAGTTCTTCCGCGCCGAACAGGACGCTCTCAACCCCTTCATTCCCGGCCTGTTCGACAACCTGATAGATTCCTGACCACCCCCAACCCCGAGATCCCTTGGGCATACACCTGATGCAACCCCGTTTCCCGTTAGGGAAAACCTACGCCACCCCCGGCGCGCTTGCGCTGGACGTGGACCTGTCAGCCTACCTCCGTCGCCATCACTGCGGCGATTGGGGCGAGGAACTCTGCGCCGAAGACAAGCAGGCGAATGAGGACGCCCTCAAATACGGCACCCGTCTGCTAAGCTGCTACCGGACCACCAGCGGTCACAGGGTCTACGTTATCACGGAGGCCAGCCGGGATGTGACCACGATCCTATTGCCCGAGGAATACTGACCTGTTCAATCCGCATGCCAATGACGGGGATTCTCGTCTAACGGCAGCCTATCAAATGCGGATGGTGCATGAGAGGGCCGGCCATATTGCTATACCTTGAGTGGGGGTTGCGAGACCACACGCTTGATTACGAGGCACCCAAGAGGGTGTCTTTTTTTGCGCCTGTGTGTCTGGTTTTCCGGCCCGTCCAATCCGCATGCCAATGACGCTGGTGACATGGAAATGGTGCGCAAATATGGCGCGGGCCGCAGTGCGGATGGTGCGCGACAAATGACGCGGGTGGGTGGCAGGAAGGAGGATGTCGGAACGCACAACCCTCCGGCCCACAGCACTATGAACCTAACGAATGCAGACAAACTGAAACGCGATGCCCGCTCGATGCTCAAAGTCGGGTGGGATGTTGATCGCATCACCCAGCACTTCATCTCCAATCCCGACGACTACGGGACCGACCTCCGCGACGACGAGATCCACTGGATTGTTGATAGTGAGTTGGACGACATGAACAGCGCGGCCCGCAAAGCCAACGCCGAACTCCGCGCCATCAACTGCGCCACCCGCGCCGCCGTGCGCGACATGGTGCGCGAGATTGCCCGCGACTCTAAAGAACCCTTGGTGCGCGAAATCGTCGCCAAGCATTTCCGCATCACTTTCTAACCCCTCGCCGCCACAAACGCCATGAAAGCAACGATTGCCTACCGCTTCCCCATCGGCCCCTGCTGGTCATTCATCAAGGTCGCCCCCACCGCCGCGCTCCGCGAACTGCTGATCCGCCGCTACCGCGCCCTCGGCTGGGAATACT